AACCAGCATATAAAATATCTCCAGCAGTAAAACTAGATGTATTAATATTTTCTAGAATGCCTGATACCACGATGATACCACTATCTCCATTTGGAATATTTGTTTTTGCTAAACCAAGAATAGCCTGTGTGGTTGAAGATGTAGCTCTAGCAACTGTAGTTTTTGTTGTATATCCAGTTACATATACTGGATCGCCAGCATTAATTGTTGCCCCACTGTTATTCAAAACTGCAAGCTGAGAATATGATGCTGATGGAAGAATTGTGTCTATCTTGTTTGCCAGATCTTCCAAATCTCCATGAACATTAACAAAATCAGTTGACTTTGGAAACGGTATCTCATAATTAGTAGTTTTATCAGTTGCCATAAAAATAATTATAACATGACAAAATGACCAAAAAGTGGTATAATTTATCGAACACCCTTAAAAAAGGTGTTTTTGTGCTTTATAGGAGGTGCAGTGTGAAAAAACTTGCAACAGTAAGCACTTTAACGGTAGTTCTTGTGGCATGCTCTTCTGCCGTTGGTTATTCTGACCAATATAATACTAATAAAAATACCCAAATCAATCTTTCAGAAAGAGTGGCTCCGTCTTTTATTGATGCCATGATTGAATATGGAAATAATAAAACCATGCTTGAAAAAATAGCTGCAGAAAGAGCAGCAGCACAGTTAAAAGAACAAAGAATTAAACAACAGCAATTTGAAAATAAAAGACATATTGCTAATAGAATTAAAGAAATTAGAAAATATGCCAATAGAACTTGGTATGTTTTTAGTGGCTCTACCCCCAGAGGATGGGACTGCTCAGGTCTTGTTGTTTGGTTTTATGAAGGACTGGGAAAAGAAGTTCCACATTCTGCAAGCAAGCAGGGATGGATGAAGCCAAAGGTAAAAGATCCAAAGCCTGGAGATGTCGTGGTATTTAGAAATAAAGGATATAAAAACTTCAACCACTCTGCTATTTACATTGGAAACAATAAAGTAATTCATGCTGGCTTCAATAAGGGTGATAGAACAGAAATTATATCTTTAGATAGCCCAGCTTTTGATAATGCAGAAATAAGGTTTGTTAGGGTTTTGGATGTCCCCCTTGACTAAAAAATCATTAGTGGTTTTTGGGTCAATAGGGGCTATCCTTCTTAGCTCTAGCCAGCCACAGGCTTTAGCTGAAGAAAAGCCAGTCATCTATACGCAAACTGTTAAAACTGGCAATTGGGACTTTATGCAAAGATTGCAGGCATTTGATAGAGTAAATATCAAAATCATAACGCCTAGGCCTTGGCTAAATCCAGAAAGTAGAAAGTTTAGATTTTCTGATGCTCAAATTACGAAGATATTACAAAAGGCTGGATTTTCTGGCAGGGGACTTAAAATAGCACAAAGAATAGTCTTTTTAGAATCTACTAATAGACCGTACGCACTGAATAGATCAAGTAATTGCTATGGACTATTTCAGATTAACATGACTGGGAAAATGGGTAAAGAACGTAGAATTAAATATGGCTTAAGTAGAAATGAAGACTTATTTGATCCATTGACAAATGCCAAAATTGCATATCACATGTCAAATGGTGGAAGGAACTGGTCTGCCTGGGTTACCTTTAATCTAGCCAGCTAGCAACGCAGTATCTGGTGCCACTCAAAACCTTAGAAACTGAATGAGCATAAACATAGTTTGCTGGGAAAACTAAAACCTCATTTTTAGATGGCTTATAAGATATGTCGAATCTTTGAAAATTAATTTCTCCGCCTTCATAATCATCATTTAAATAATAAGAGATAGCAATGGTTTTTCTAAATTCATGGCTATCGTCAATATGGTTAGAAAATCCATGGCCAATTGAATATTTTAAAAAAGAATATTCGTTATGCTTTTTAAAAGAAATATGATAATCTTCTGCATAATCTTTTTCAATTGGATCAAAAATATTAAAAAGTATTTTAGAAAATTCAGAGTAGTCCTGGCTCCAAAAAAAGTTATTATCACTAGAATCTTTATATGGAATGCCCAGAACAGTAAATTCTTGATTTATGTCTTTAATAAAAAGTTCTTCTGGCAAAGTTATTTTTTCTTTATTAAAATTAGTGTCTTGCCAAATTGCAGCTTTTTTATCTATTATGCCGTCAAGACTTTTAAAAATATTATTGTTAATGTCAATATTTTTATAAACCACTATTCCAGGAGCTAGTTCTTGTTTTTCCATTACCACTTTCCTAGTGGACACGTTGCCTTTTCAAGCTTTGTCTTTAAATGCATTAGACATCCACACTTTTTACATTGATGGGTTGGCTTAATTAATTCTGGACATGCCTTGCAAATATTAAACCTATTTGAGAAAACCTCTTCTGATACATACTGAGTATTTGGATTTAACATATCCCATGGCCTAGTTTCGCCAAGATTCTGTTTCCATTTTTGCCATGCAGATAGTTCTTCACTCATAATGAATGCCTAATCAAAGATTGGATTTCCAGTTACTTCAATAAAGATTGGATTATCTCTATAAATTGGTGCCAGGTGTGACGGTAACATAATTGTATCAACAAGCTCATCTTCTACCCAAACATTAAATTTATATATATTGGTGTCCGTTGATTCGTTATATGCCACTATTGCATTCTGCATTAAAAGCTCTACATCTTCTCTAGTAATATTTTCAATCATTTGTTATTTCCTCAAATCTAGGATTACTATTAAGAATTGCTGCCGTTCTATCATCACAATTATTTATCATAACCAAATTATCATTTACAAATACAGCAAATTTTCTTGACACAGGATATGTTGTTATTTCTGTGTTATTTTCTAAATTTTCTGACATTAACTACCCTTCTAGACAAAATAAATTGTATCACAGGCTATGAACAGGTGCAACACCTAATCTGGATTTGTGCTCCTGGGTATGGGACTGTTTGTGTCCATGATCCACAAGGGCCAACTGCTGTGACTGTTTGTCCTGGATTTCCAGTAGCACAATAAGTTTGGCAAGATGATCCAGTACATCCAGTGGAGCAGCCTGGATCACATGTTCCAGTAAGACTTCCACATGTGCTACTAATACCAACCTGGGCCTGACAGCTAGCATTATTACATGGTGGGAAGAATGGTGGGAAGAATGGCACAAATGATGGGAAGTATGGTGGGAAGAATGGGAAGAACGGGAAGAATGGGAAGAACGGTGGGAAGAATGGTGGTGGAGCAGTAAAGTCATAATAGGTATACTGAACGTTTGTTCCATAATCAACTAATGTTCCAGAGGCTGGAGTTTGTGAGGCTATAATATCGTCTAGTGCTGAATTTGTAGTTTCTACAATTCCGCCATCAACTGGTGTTAAGTTTGCATTTTGGATTGCAGTAATTGCAGCTGTTCTAGTTAATCCAGATAGGTTTGGCACTAATACCATTCCTTTTGCAGATGCATAGTAACCAAATGCATTTACCATTGCATTCTCCTATGCCTTCAAATCACCGATCAAATGCCACTCGCTTGCACCAATTTTTGTAATCATAGCACCAGAATATTGAGTTGATATTCTAGTATTGTTTAGCTTGCTTCTGATTGTTATACCAGAACCAGATGGGGTAGTGATTGCAACTTCTCCAGTTCCTGCCCTATAAATTTCTAATCTTGAACCAATTGGAAAATTAACAGATGCTGTTGATGGAATAACAACTTCTAGATTTGATGAACTATTTACCTTAATCATCTTATTTACATCATGTAGTTGTATTGTATAGGATGCTGTTTTTTCATCAACTGTTATTGTATTAGAGTAGTTTACCCAGGAACCATTGTAGTAGTATTGTATTTGATTTATAATATTAGAATTTGCGTCTTGTCTTACAAAACAAACTGTCCCATTTTGTACTGGTGCTGTTATTTCTGCATCTCTTGCTGCTGGGTTTTGAAAATTGTTAACTCCAGCCTTGGCATTAAGAACATTTTCAAAAGTTACAGAATTTTGAAAATTTGCAGCAGATCCAAAAGAGTGCGTTCCTGTCCAAGAATAGTTTGCAGATGTATTTGCTATACCAGCCGTTGGATACCAAGTATCTGTTGCACTATCGTAGATATATGCAACTTTTGAATTAGAGGAAATAGTTGTCATTATTCGTAACTCCAAACCTGATATGTTCCACCGTCAAAACTTCCTCCATTGGCAAGTGATATTTGTGCAGAAGTAATTGCTGTAGAATTAATAAAGTATCCAGTATGCGATTCGCCAGTTCCAGTTATTGTTACTGGTTTAACCAAAGATGTAGTTGCAGATAAATCTACACTAATAATATTTACTTGAGTAGATGAGGCTGTAACTTCACCAAGCTCAAATCCATTTGCTGGTGTTGAGTCTGGATATAAAACATAAGATGCTGTAGAGATAGAATTAAACCTAACTCTTAATCCATCGTCTATGGTATTACTGTGACTCCAGTTATTTAATAAAATATAAAATTTTTGTCCATCGATTCCAGATATACTGATTGATGATCCTGACACAGACCCTGAAGAAATTAATTGCCAATTTGGTGAGGATAATGTTGGTGCTGTACTATTTGCATCCACCCAGATAAAGCCATCTGCTGGCGATGTTGGCTCTGTTGCAGCATAGTCAGATCCTACTCCAGCACTTTCCACTAGGTCAAGTCTTGTGTCTAGTGACTTTAGATGTCCAGCAATTGAACTAGAAACAATGTTTGTCTCATTTGTATTTAATGGGTCATATGTTTCTGATCCGTAGTGATATAATTGAAGGGCT